GCTTAGCCTTCCGTTCCCGTCATTGAATGGGTGGATACAGAGGAAATCCAGGATAAATACCGGAATGAGCAACAAGGGGTCATAGTTCTCCACGGCCAAAGCATTGATAAACGTGCTTGTCAGGCGTTCTACCGCTTCAGGCGTTTCAAACGCCGATAAAGGCGTAAACCTTATCGTTTGCCTCCCCATACCATCTTTTTCAGCAATCAGGTTGTCGCTGTTTTTAAATGTCACCCCTATATTGCCAGGACTGAATTTATATAGGTCCCGGTGTAACTGCAGGATCACCCCTGTTCGCGGAATAATATAGTCATAGTTCTCATGAATAAGAGCAAGAACCTCACGGTATCCCGCTATCTCACGCTCCGACCTGTTCCGCGGTTCGGCTTTATCCTTTACCAATGCCTCCAGTCGTTCATCGGAGGTATATATTCCTTCTATGCGGTTTGAAGCCCCTGTACTCTGAATTTTTGCGATTTCAAGCATGGCATCCAGAATATCGGGTTTTGCCTCGATAAACAATTCCTGCTTTCCCTTGTACTCGTGTATCGCTGAAACCAGGTTCATTATTTCAGTTGTCAGCAGTTCGTGAGGCAGCACCGAATAATCAAATACGCGCATTTTCTTTCATCCTTTCTGCACAATCTATACTCTTAATGCATAATCTTAATATATTATTGTGCATTAATCAAGTGTTTTATGCAGAAACGATATATTTATCATAGTTCTTGCGGCGGCTGTGTCAGCATCTCGCTGACCGGCATGTAGTTTTTGGTGATAAAATGCTCGTCTCCATTCGCAATGGCGTCCTTTTCCTCCAGGTCCCGGCATTCGTTGATGGAATAAATGCCGTTCCGTATCATGACGTCGTAGTAATCGGCCCGGCTTTTGCTATCCCCCCGCATTTCAGCCGCGACATTAAATCGAAGGTAGTACCCGGATTTGAGTTCCCGGTCAAGAAACAGCTTGTACGCCAGTTCCTGTTCCCACAGCGTCACGATTGGCAGCAGCGTATCTACCACGTATTCGAGCCCCTGCTGTTCGTTGGAGTTGTAGCTCTGCCGCCCGGACTGCAGTTTATGCAAAGGCACTCCTGTGATCCGCGATACCTCCTCCACGGAAAAGTTGCGGCTCTCGATATACTGGGCATCTCGCTGCGGGATACCAAGAGGGGTATATTTCATCCCGAAATCCAGGACCCCGACCCGGAAGGCATTTTGGAGTCCGGAATATTTGTCCTCGAACTGCTGCCGTATCTTCTCCTTGTTATCCCACGACAGGTCGCCGGGTGTCTCCACCATGCCGCTGATACGTGCGCCATTCCTGTAGAACTTCCCGGCGTATTGCTGGGATGAATACTCCGTGGCCAGCGTTTCCCTTGCGCTTTTTAAGAGGCCCACGCCATATTGTCCGTCGTAGGTCAGCCAGGGCAATTCGATCACGCTATCCTGGTCAAAACGGTAGCGGATATTGTTGATCATGGTTTCGTATTCGCGCGTACCGTCCTCGTAGATATACACCAGAGTGTTTTCCGAGGGCAGTAGCAGCAGCTCGCCCGGTCTCCCGGTGGAATCAAAAAAGGCCGCGATGTATGCGCAGCCGTAGAGGAGGCTTTGTATCATGGCACTCTTTCGCAACGTGAACGAGGCCATATACCTGTTTGCCCGAAGGTTTAAAAGCTTGTTGATAACGTGCCGATCGTCCCTCTTTTTTGTCACCGGATCTTTAAATATGTGTATCGGCAGCTTCCCGAGAGAGTTTGAGAAAATGCGTACCGCACCGTAGAAAGCGGATAGGCCCATCGCCCGGTCGCGCGTAACAGATTCTCCGCTGCTGGTCGTCATATCGATCCACCCATCGGTGGATGTGAGCGAAAGGGTCTGCGGCACGCTATTCCTAACCTTGTTTATCGCGTTTCGTACGATCAACCGCATCACCTGCCTTTCCCACCAGCACGCCATAGGCAATGCATCCGGTTCCAAGTATGCCGAAACCAACGGCTGCATGGAGCAGAAAACCCGCGAGGCTTAGCAGTAAGATGCCTGAAATGACGAGCAAATCGTCCAAATACTTGCTAAAAAATCGTAAGAATCGCTCTTTCACAGCCTCCATCCCTCCTCCAGCCGTTTGTTCAGGTCGGGGCCCTTCGCGAACCGGATAGCGCGCGACATGGCGTTGATGATCGCTGCCGCCAGGTCGATGCGCTGGCTGTCGTCCTTGTGCTTATTGCTCAGCCGGATATTGTCGTTGCTGTCATGCATCTCGATAGCGTTCATCAGGCACCACCGCAGCAGCGGCGAACCGTCGTGTATGATTTTCCCGGACAGGACCAGTTCCCGCAGTTTCTTTGTAGGCTCAGAAAGCGTCATACATCCCTGCCGCACCTCGACAAACCTATCGTCGACACTGGGGCTGCGCTCCACAGCTCGCACTTCCTCCCGCAGTTGTGTGATAAAATGTGTAGCGTTGTACGGATCGAAGCAGTATTCACGGATCTTCCAGCCCTCGTCCAGCGCCATATCGCGCATGTGCTCTTTTACGAAATCGTAATCTGTAACCGCGCCCCGGGTAAGTGTGCACCAGTTTTCCTGTGCCCAGAATTTGTATGGCACGCGGTCGCTCTTCTCATGCGCATCCGCTGCTTCCTCCGGGATGAAGCCATGGGCGCAGACCGCGAACACCCCATCCGGCAATGGGAATACATACCCGGTTGCCGTCAGGTCGGTATTCTTCGACAGGTCCAGCCCTACCCAACATTCCGTGTTCCGTACACGTTTCAGGAAATCTACACGAGGCAGCGCCGCCGCGTCCCATTTCTCCACGCAGCCGGAGAAGTACTTGTCCTCGCTGTCCATCTGCCAGATGTCCATACGTTTGATCAGAAACTCGCGTATCTTCGCCGGATCGCCCGACGAATATGCGAGGTTGTATTCGGACTCTATCTGGGACAGCAGTTCCTGCGCGTAGGCGTTTCCGGAACGTATCGCAGGGTTCGGTTTGTGCCATTTTGTCTTATCGTGGGGGTTGTCCCCGGCGTCCAATTCCCGGATGATGATGAAGTAGTCATCCGCCTCGATCTCATCTTTCAGAATCCGGACACAGGTGTCGTACTCCTTCTTACAAGGGTTGTTCATGGCGTTCGAACCGGCTGTGGTGATGATAGCCATCAGCGCCTGCGCACGCTTGCCGAATCCGGAAAACAGCGTGTCATGTACTTCGCTTGTCGGGTGCGCATGGTATTCGTCCACGATGACGATACAGGGGGCGCCGGAGTCCTTATTCTTTGTATCTTTGGACAGTGGCCGCATCCATCCGCCGCGGGTCTTATGCGAGACATACGTTTTCTTGATATCCAGCCGCTTCGCGATATCCGGAGAGCCGAGCGCCATCGCCTGGGCGTCGCCCCACACGCGCCGGGCTTGTCCGCGGTCGACAGCCGCGCACTCGATCTCGGGCATGTTCTCATACCGCCGAAGATCGGCTCGGCCCGGAGGGTACATCGCGTCGGAGCATAGGCCGTACAAGGCCAGCCCCGACATCTCGGTAGACTTGTAGTTGCCGCGCCCGATCTGCTTGTACATCCGCTTAAACCGCCTTCGCCCGGAGTCCATATGCACCCATCCCAGGAGGCATCCGATGTCGAACTTCTGGAAGTCCTCCAAAACTAAGGGCTTTCCCTGGAATACACCGCGCACATGCCGGCAGCATTTTTCATACCACTGGAATGCCCGGTCGGCACGGCTCTCGTCAAAAACAAAAGGGAACCCTTCCGTTCCCTGCCGCTTCAAATCTTTTAAATGGCGCTCACACGCCAGCCATTCATTTTTACAGGTATCGATATTGCCGGTGATTACGTCCGCGGCATACTGCGTCGTCGGGTGCATCAGTCAAACAGCTCCCTATTCGGGTCATCCCTCGGCGTGTTCTTTTTACCCATCCCGGCCCGTGCCCGGGAAACAGGATCGAGGCATAGGACGTCGCCCAGTTGTTTCACCTGGGCTGCAGCGTCGCGTGCTACTTTAAGCCACGGATTGATCATGGGTTTGTTCGGATTCTCCTTAGTAACATAGACCTCCGTCTGCTCACGTACCTTTTCGATGGCTTTTTTGTATGTCACCACCGCGTCGCAGTACATCGCCAGAGCGTTAACGTCGAGATCGGAGAGTATGGGCACATCCATCTCGGAGAACAGCTTAACGATACGCTTCCATTCCTTCCGGGCTTAAGCG